ATTGCGGCAACCCTGAACAGGAAGGGCTGTCCCTGCGTGGCCAAACGCAGGTTAGCCGCCATCGAATTGTACTAGAACCGCCGAAGCGCCTCCACGGCAGAATGTAAATAAACCCTTGAGCAATGTAAAGCCTCATCCCTCAATGGCTATGTCGATGCCTGGCTCGGTTGCGTAAACCTTAAGCGCATTCAACGACACGATCTGCGAATCATCTTCATACGCGATGCCGTTGAGGGAATCCATTATCGCTTTTACATAGTTGTCGATGTCTGGTCGGCTGGTCGGCATCAGCTCTCCAGTCGCTGCGGCCCGCTGCTTTGCTTTGCTCCATGACTTCGGGATCGGCAAGCAAAACTTTATGCTTATATGGCATGGCGTCGGGATCGGGTCTTTTACTGGGCAGCAGTCGGCGACAATGCGCTCGAAGTTAGTGGTTTTTTTCGGCGTATACGCTCTTGCAAACCCGCCCCGCATTGTCACCCGTGGACGCGCTTTGGCAACAGGCGGCACGGGAACCGTAAAGCTAATCATCGATGATTTCCTCGATCTGCGCGTATAAATCCGCTTGCGATCCGTAACGCTCACGAAATTCAGCTGGGGATTGGTGGAAGCCGATCTCGCCTTGGCCGCCGTGTCGATGATGGCCCGGACACAATGGGATCGTATAGCAGTCATCTGCTCGCATGCCCATGCCTGACCACGGGCTACCCTTTAGGTGATGTATTTCAGGCGCTACCCAGCCGCGCCCTTGGTTCAGGCATACAACGCAGCCGATATCGATCAGCCTGGCAAACCGACGGGTGCGTTCTTTACGTTTCATCAATCATTGCCTCTGCCATTCGTTCTATTTGCTCAGGCGTGCAGTCCGGCCAATACTCTGCGGACAGGTGCCGGCAGATCGCCGTCATCAGATCGTGGAAGCGGGTCTCATCCATGTCCTCAAACCGCAGGCTGTTGGGGATTCGCACGTCTACCAGACCAGCCCCAGGCACTCGCATCTGCATCATTTTGCACTCAGCGCCCGTCTCATACTGCAAGCGTTTGATCGCCTCGTGGTCGCTCAGATATTCAAAGCCTTCTATGTTCTGCCGTACTAGCGCGCCCAGCTTGTGCGCCAGCCGGAAAAACCGAGCATTCCTCGGCTGTTGGATTTTGGCGTGGACTATTTCACCCACGCCCAGCTTCATCTTGCGGAGCTCCGCCCGCGCCCGATCATCTGCTGGCACCAGCGCGCCTTTAGCGACGATTAGCTCGACCATTGCGTTTAGCATTCCTGCGGATTGCGAATACAGTCTCGACGTGGTTGATCACGGCTTGCTTGTGTTCATCAGGCACCTCGGCAAGACGCGCACGGCGATCCTCGCGGCTTTTGCCGCTGACAACGTAGCCTTTCCATTCGCCCGGCGATCGTTCACTCATGGGGTTAATTTTCGCCCGTCATCACACGAACAGCAAATAGGGGGTTTACATGCGGCCCCAAGGTGTTATTCTGGATACGAGTCCAACGGAAGCAAAGGGGAACTCACCATGACAAATCCATTTGATGATATGGCCAACCGGCCGAAGATTGCCGCGGCTTTTGTCAAAGCGCAGCGTGCCTTTTCGCCTGCAATCAAGGACGCGGTCAACCCGCACTTTAAGAACAGATACGCCGACTTAGCTGCATGCGTTAATGCGGTCATCGACGCGCTCAACGACAACGGTATCGCATTGATCCAGCGCAACCATTATTGCGATGGCGGCGTGATTGTCGAGACTGTGTTCCTGCACGAGTCTGGCGAAAGTCTATCAGGCGGGCAGTTGCATGTAGCGGCGGATCGGGCAAACGCCCAGGGCTATGGCTCTGCCCTAACATACGCACGTCGCTATGCGCTCATGTCTGCATGCGGTATAGCGCCAGAAGATGATGACGGCAACGCGGCCAGTCAATCAGTAACGGCTGAACAGGCGGCCAACATCAAAGCCCTGGCTGATGAAGTCGGCAAACCCGTGGCGGAGATTTGCCAGTATTTCAACGTCAAAAAGGTCGAGCAGCTGCCTGCGGCGAAGTATCACGGCATCATCAAGACGCTAGAGAAAAAGCGGGAGGAAGCGCAATGAACCACGAATTGATACGCGTTGAGCTTGAGCAAGGCACGCCGGAATGGCTGGCTTGGAGACGCAAGCGGGCTATGGCCAGTGAGACGGCTGCGGTTATGGGCCTCAGCCCTTTCCAATCGCCGGAGCAGATTCGTGCGGCAAAACGCGGCAAGGATAAGACTTACGTGACGGCCGCGATGCAGCGCGGCCATGATGAGGAACCAATTGCGCGTCAGGTCTACGAGGAGTCGGTAGGCGAGTTTTTTCAGCCAGCGTGCTTTGAGCGCGGCACATACGGCGCAAGCGTTGACGGCATTAGCATGGATGGCGAGCGGCTTTTGGAGATAAAGTCACCAGCAAAAGGACGCGATTCTGACCTGTGGGCGCTGGTCGCGGATCGTCGTCTTAGCGACCATTATGAGCTGCAAGTGCAACATCAGCTGATGGTCACCGGTGCCAGCCAGTGTTACTTCATGGTCTGGAGCGGTGAACCGAACAGCGATGAGCCTTATGTCGGCCTGCGTGTTACGCCAGATCCAAACATTTGGGCCGAGATACAACAGGCATGGGATGATTTTTGGCCGACCGTAGCGGCTCGTGAGGACGACGAATGGCGTTTGGCTGCGCAAGCATACCGGGAAGCCAAGAAAAACGCTGATATCGCCGCTCAGGCGCTCTCAGAGGCAAAAGCAAGGCTGCTGGAGTGCGCGGGTGGCCCATACGCTAACGGATGCGGCGTCCGGGTACAGGAAATACAGCGCAAAGGATCAATTGATTGGAAGCGCGTACAAAACGATCGGTTGGCCGATGTTGACCTTGAAGAATACCGCAAGCCGGGCACGGCGTTTTATCAAGTGGAAGTGACGGAGGAATAACCATGGCTCAAAACGATGAGATTTTACGCATGCTCAAACAAGGCCCAATCACCGCGTTGGATGCGGCGAAAATTGGGTGCATGAGATTGGCGGCCCGTGTACACGATCTGCGTATGCAGGGGCATGTCATCACCACCGAGCCGACTACTGTGAATGGCAAGCAGTTTGCTCGGTATTACCTGATGCCCAATAACGCGCGTCGAGGCGCGCAGGGCGAAAAACTTTCAGCAACCGCAAGTTAGGAGCATCCAATGGAAAAGCGGGATTTAAGTGGAGCACTGTTCAAAAACGACCGGAAGGAAAAAGAAACCCAGCCGGACTACCGGGGAGACGTAAAGGTAAATGGACAAGAATACTGGCTCAGCGCCTGGATCAAAGAAGGAAAAGCAGGCAAGTTCTTTTCGCTGGCGCTCACGGCAAAAGAATCGCAACCTGAGCCAGCCCCACCGGCGCAAGCAGCGCCAGCAGAGCTAGACGAGGATTTGCCGTTTTAGCAACAAGAACCCGGCCACGCGCCGGGTTTTTTATTACCATTTGACAAGGGGCCGACTGTGGCCTTATAGTTATAACCGTACACAACGCAAAAGGAAGCAAAATGAGCATAGATCAGAAAACATACGACGAGCTGATGGAAGAAGCCAACACCTTGTTCCAGCATCTTGATGAATGGCACGAGCAGCTCAATGATCAAACGGTTGAGGAAGCATCTGTACGCAACGCAATGGCCTGCATCGCTCAAACGGTGACGCATTTATCCAATGCCAAACGTGACAACGCAGAGCGTGACTATGAGCGCAAAGAGGCGCTGATTAAACGGATTGAGACGGGAACCACAACCAAACAAGACGCGCTCTCAGTACGGAGGCTGATGATATGAAAATCGTATATGTATTGATTTGCGCGGCTTTGCTTGGTGCCTATGGATTGATTGGCAGCATGGACCGGGCCGACGCCGAGCAGCAGCAGGATCACTATTGCGAAATGGTCCAGCTATGGGAAGAAACGAACGGCGATGCCGGCTGGCCACCCTATAAAGGGGAGTGCAAATGAATCCGGTAGAACGTGACGTTCGTATGCTTTTGGAATGCAATGACGACGTAAAAAGCATGGAAAACGCCCGAACGATCGTGCTGCCGCGTGCAGCCAGACACCACGGCCGGATTATGAAAACAGCCAAGCGGCTGGGCCGGACTTACGCTATATATCAGGATTTGTTATCGGATGCGTCTCAACTTCGGTATGCGGTTCGTTTGTTCGTGCAGCGATATCGCGCATTGAAGGATGCGCAGTCATGACCGGCAAATGGCACGGCGGTAAAGGCGATTCACGCCGCAAAGTTAATGACGATGCTTATCGTCGCGGCTGGGATCGGGTTTTCGGTAAACGGGAAAAGCCAAAGAAGAGCAGGGATGAGTAGTAAACAAATCCTTACAACCAAAATGATTTGCAGTCAAATTGGTTGGTTGCAGGAAAAATCCTCACAACAGTTAGGATGAAGGAGAGCAGGGATGAGCGATGCAAAAAACGCAGGAGATTTTACAGCGGCGATGCAAAATTTGCCGTAACCGGTTTGGGTACAAGCTGAACTGTCAAGTAATACTTGGCAGTTGGCTACATGGTTAAACCGATAAAGTAAGTTTATGGGTTAAATCCCATACGGAGTGGAACATGAGCGATAAGGTGCAGAATTTATACAACGGTGACCCACGGGTTGAGCGAATGGTGCAAGCCATAGTTGAGAAGATCGACGAAGAAATGCCTCAGGACACTCTGATCGTTAGCGTTCTGGGCCTGCTGGACTTCGTCAAAGACCACTACATGCAGCGGGCTTATGAAGCGGAGGAGTCATGATTTTTGAGTTTGACTACGAGATCGATCACGACGTGATAGCCAATGTGCAGGTTATTGAGTACAGCGCTGGCAGCCCAATGGTCGTTACTGGCTGGGGGTTTGGTGATGCTGAGCCGTCAGAGCCGCCGGAAATTGATTTTATGGTTTACGTTGATGGCGATCGGTATTTACCAAACGCACGGGAGCAACAGGAAATTGCCGACCGTATTCACGATCTACATTGCGAGGGTTAGCAGAGGACTGGGGGAGCGCACTCGATGAAGCAAGAAACTAGGGAAGAAATCGTCCAGCGGTATCAGCAAAGTAGCTGCCGTCATTCTGCCGCACGGCAGATTGCCAAGGAACTGAACATGGCCCCGCATCGCGTGAAGGCCATCGTGCAAGCGCACTTTGCCGAATCAAGCCGTCGTAGGGTTGGGTATAAGATAATGAAAAAGCGCAAGCATGGATTGCGTTTGGTGCGCATAACGGCCGGACATACCACAATGGACTGGTACACCGACCGGGATGAGCAAGGAATCCAGCGTTATGTGGATGCAATCGCCAGCAGGTTAGCAGGAGAAACGATGTGAGCACCGAGAAAGAAGCCGAGGCATGGCGGCGCAATGATGATGAGGAAGAAGCCTGGCTGTATTTGCAGCGCATGGCTCAAGCGGCCCGCCGGGAGCATAAAACCACCCGGCGCAAGGCCCGCGTAATTTGGGATCGTATAAAGCGTGGCGCTCGCCGTGATAACTCCTGAGCAAGCAGAAGAAATGATCGCTGAGGCGGTTCTTGAAATGTATCAAGACCGCCAAATAAGCGAGGCGCTGGAATACTTGGTTGCAAAAGCGCTTGCGTGCCACCAGCAAGGTCAG